AACTTGATTTTGGGCTTCAACTATGTTCGTATATGGAAATCCACCAGCGTTTTCATTGTAAAAGCGCACATCATTTGTTCCTGGTCGTGGTGACGGATAGGTAGAAATTGTTCCGTCCTCATTAACCTTGTATCTCGCTGGATACCTAGATGCCAATTGTTCCGCAGAATTTCCAAGAGATTTCGCCATTTTATTTAGTCCCAACAGTTAAATCTGGATTGCCAATATTCGTGCCAATCGTACCATAGAAATCAACTGGTCCTGGCTGGCGGTTGAACGCTACATTCTGTTCAACTGAGCTATAGGGCGATGTGCCATAAAGACGCTCAAACTGGCGGGTCATCTGATCGCCTAATCCGCGATTCAAGGCATACGCCTGTGGGCTAGTCTCGTACTGCCTGCGGAGCGATTCTAGGGTGCGCTGTGGACCGTATTGGCGTTCTAGCTGCATCCCAGCCTGCACGCCTGCCTGCTGGTCTAAGGCTGATAGCTGGCGTTCTAGGCCACGCTGGGCTGGCATATATTGCAGACGAAGCTTATTCTCAAGCTCTGCCATCGCTGGGGCTTTCTCGATATAAGTCTCAATATTCTTCTTGTACGCTTCTGCATTGGCCTGCGCTACCGCTGCTGGATCGGGCGGGGGCGGAGGTGCAGGAATTGAAGGTCCTCCACCCATGTTAAACTCTAGCCTTTCGCATAAATGTCATATAACAATAACTCCTTGGTTTACCAGAACGATTAAAGGTGATCCGCTTGCGAGGACCAAAACGCTCCCAAAGGAGCAACAGCAAGCATCTCAAGGATTTAGCACCTTTTGAGGAGATAGTCAAATCAACAAACACATTCTCGCCATCTTCGCTATGCACATAATGATTAGGCTCTTGCCCATCCTTTATACATCTAGCCAAAGCCACGCCTGCAATCCCATCCTTATCCTCGACTACGCCAACCATACCCTGCTTCTCAAACCAGCCAAACCATTCAGCTAGGTTAGGCCACATAGCCTCTGGAACACCGCTTTGCTCAATGTACTCAACAGCCGTCATATTGTTTGCTGTATCTGGATTGTGTCTGGATTTGCTGCTGCCGTTACCTGGCGAATAGCCATCTTGTTTGCTGGTGTGGAAATCTTAATGTTGAGTAAACGCCACTTTTCGTATGCCCTAAGATCGCCTGCAAGCTTCTTCTTAACTGATGTCGGAAGGACGGCTGGAAGCACGAATGGGAGTGTGAGAACTGAACTTGCAATATTGATGTTGGATGCAACGTCAATATCGCCAACGTCAGTATCTCGCTGGATTGCTACAGTAGCATCATTTGAAAACGAATTGTCAAAGATAACCTCAAAATAGCTTCCGTATTTCAGAGAGAATGGATCTCCAAAATTAAAGTCCTTGGTGCGGACATAAGATTCGTAGTCAGTTCCAGCGTCTTGATAATCTGCGGACGTAGTGCCAGCGGGAGACTTGTAGCCAGCATACTTCTCGATAATACCATTGGTCTTCTTAAACATCGCCCTAGAGCCTTCTTGATTAAAGTTCGTAAGCGTAAACTGCATAACCTGCGGACTCCAAGTTCCCTCGAATGCGCCAAGAGCCGTATTGTAAACCAAGAGCGTATCGTTGTAATCGTTTGATCCAGTAGGTATGGCAAGGAAGTAGCGGTTATCGTAGAAGATTGCCGTAGCCACCCTAATAGAATCCGTATTGATGCTCTGGATCACATCCTTGACTATCTCTGAAACTGGTATGCCAACCGAACTAAAATCGTCAGCAACAGAGCGAACCAGCGATCTGATGCCGTTATCGGACAAGAACAGAATGTCGCTGCTTACTTGCACCGCAGTGCCAGTTGCCACGCATCCAGTATTGTTTGAAATGATTGAAACAATCCAATCCGCACCAGAGGTAGCATCGCTTGGAATGTCAACCTGGAACACTCTGCGCTTCTTGAATACGATCAGCCTATTCTTGTAGTAAGGCACAACTGCCGTAATCTGATCGCCGTCATCGCCGTTGACAACAATGCTGTTGGTCGATGCCCACACTGAAGGATCAAGAATGTCGGAGGCGTAAAGCGTGTTTCTGTTTGCACCAGAGCCAACGCCGAATAATCTGTTTTCAGCGTTGACCAAAATCCTAATACCCGCTGGAGGCGCGCTGACTGTTGCTGTAGCAGTAGCACCAGAGCCATCACCAATGATTGTAACGGTTGGGGCAGTAATATAGCCAGACCCACCACTAACAACCGTAACGCCAGTAACAGCACCTCCAGCTACTAGGGTAATCAGTTCTGGCATCGTCCCGCCAAGCGTTGGACCAGTAATAATTGCTGTTGCGCTGGTATATCCAGTGCCGCCAGTTGTTACTGTGATTGCCCTAACCTTGCCACCCTGCCTTTCAACCGCAGTTCCATCCCAAAAGTGTAAATCGCTATCCGAATCGGATAGGTACATCTTGTCAACAAACTGAGCAAAAGATACCTCAATGTCTTCCGCAACGCTGTAGCCATCTCGCCATTGAACCTGCTCTGCTGTCCAAGTTATGTTTGTATTGGCCCATTCTTGGTATCCAATATGAGGAGTTGCGCTTCCGCTTGATTCAATGCTGTAAAATTTACCACCAGTAACAGTAAGCAATTGCTGGTATGCGGATGTCTCGTAGTAGCGCATCCCGCCGACAGAGGCTAACCCGCTGGTTGCACCAGTTGCGAAGCTTGTCGCGCCAACGCGAGTCTCAAGATTACCCTTTGGCGAAAGGGTCATATTGTACAACTCTTGTACTTGGTTCTCGGCTAGTAGGTCGGATTGTAGACCGCTGGCTTGACCGCCAGTAAAATTGCGTATTCCGTCAAAGGACAGAACATCGTCCAAATTGTCGCTGTAATAAGGCATAAGCCTCCTTTACGCCGAGAACATTTCTTCTATGGTTAACTCGCCTAAACTTTGCGGAGTGATCTGCTTGATTCCGCCAACCTGGCTCAACTCGTAGTTAGCCATAGCTGCAAGGTCGGAGTTGGCAGTCTGCGTGATGGCCTGCGCCTTGGCATACTGCCGTTCACGCTCAAGGGCATCAGAATGGGTCAACGCCAGAACCAAGTGATGAACGTGGGGTAGGCGAAGCTCGTCATCTAGCGCGGCTTGGGATGGGGGGAAGTCAACGATAACATTGGTGCGGGTAAGGCATTTCAGCTTCTCCACAACACGCAATGGGATTGTGCCAGATGTGGCAAGCCTTGGGTAAAGGTTTAGTTCTGCAACGCCACTGCTGTTACGGCCAGTAAAATGATAGGTGTCTGGATCGCCAGTGCGTCCATCGTCAAGCAGGCCTGGGTCTTGGCTGATGATTGTGGCTAAGTCAATCGGGTCAACTTCTGCATCATTGTAGGCCACCGAGAGAGGTGTCTCTACATTGCTACCAAGCGTGATTAAGCGATTCGTACCAACTGAATAGGTAGAGTTGGTTACAGTTTCACGCCAAGGGGCAAAGTCCCACACTCGCCGATAGGCTAGGCTTGCCGCTTTCTGCAAAAAGGTAAGCGTATCCGAGTCGGTCTTGCCAACCTTCTCGCCAGCGTACTGAGCGATTTCAGTTAGGGTCATTTATCCTTCGCTTGAACTCGCAGAAATTGAATTAGGATCAATCTCAACTTCGTTTTCGTCAAAGTATTTCAACTCACCAGTTGTGCAGTTATATTCAATTCTTCCTATCATGAATTATCCCTCGTATATAATGTTGATAGAGCCAGCGTCAAAAACTTCACTTCCGCTGACTGTTGTGATTCGAACTCTGTCAAGTGTTGCGCCCAAATCTTTTACTCCAGCAGAAGTAACTAAATAAAGTATAGAAAGGGCCGCCAAACTGCCATTAAATGTCCAAATGTTTGCACTTAAATTTGTAATTTGCAAACTACCACTATATTCAGTTGCCGCACTCATGGTTGAGAACCCAATTGGTATGCCAGACACAACTCCTGTATAAGCATTACCTCCAGATGTTGCCGTAACCCCTGAGAGTCCGCTATAACCAGTGTTTTGAATGCCACCCGAAGTTCCTATTTGAATCAGCAATGGACTCGCTCCGTTTGTGCTTACCTGTCCAAACATGACAGTAATTCTTTTTGCCCAACTCGGAATACCAGTAAAATCAATCGCTGTTCCGCTGGTTGATGCAACAGAAGTTCCTCTTGTAAGTGGTTGCGATAATTTAGCTGGAGTAATTGAACCATCCGCTGGAGTCGATGAAAAAGTTCCAGTTGTTGCTGAGGTAATTCTTCCCTTTGCATCTACAGTTATGAATGGAATTGCTGTTACGCTTCCATAAGTTCCAGCGGTTGCTCCGCTTGTAGCAAGAGTGGCTGTACCTTGGCTAATCGTAAAATCTCCAGCAAGCGTTGTGGAAAGATTTGTAATTGTTCCAGTAGTGCTGTTTAGTGTGCCAATAGTTCCAGTTGTGCTGTTAAGCGTGGTAACTGTTCCAGACGTAAAGATGCCTGCTGTGCCAGTTGTAGTTCCAGCCGTAAGGGTTGGAATTAGGCCAGTTGTTATTGTTCCATTCGTGATGGTAGCCGCTGTCGATGTGGTTGTGCCTGCGGTAAGGCTAGGAATCGTGCCAGTAGTAATTGTCGCACTGGTGCTAACTGTGCGATTGCCAGTGGCCGTTCCGTAAGTCAACGCTCCAGTAAGATTAAGAGTTGTAAAAGTTCCAGAAGTAAGTCCATCATCAAAAAGATTTTGAACTGTTACCTTGCGTGGGGCTAGGGATGCGTCAACGCTGTCTGGAGCGATGAGTAGCAGATCAGCCGTACCAATGGTTGTGATCTCCTGCTGGTTCTTGATGATCGCAGAATTGACAAGCGCAGTATCAATTAGGTTATGCAGGCCAGCCGCAGTAACCGTACCGTTGGTAGAGAAGGTCTGCTGACGATTGATTATGTTTGCCATATTAAGCTGTAATCCTTATTGCAGTTGCGAAAATTGTTCCCGCTGGGACTGTTCCGTTAGTCGTTGTTGGATTTGTTATTGAGTATCTAACGACATTGCTTGCTATCGGATGGAATCCAATAATAAGTCCAGTAGAACCACCGACTGTTCCAAGCGAATCAAGAGATCCGACAACAATATCTCCAAGCTGGCTACCAGTTAAAGCGAATGTTCCGTTTGTTGTTCCCGCTGAATTATAAGCAGCAACAGTGGCAGCCGTAAACGCTGCCGTTCCGTAAGATAACTTTGTAATAATAGGTCCAGCCAACCCTCCAATCTCAAGAGATCCAACTGTGGTAAGCCCGCTATTGTTGATCGTTGTAGAGGCAATTGTGCCTAGCGTGTTCGTGCCAGTAGACGAAGTAAAGCCAGTTGCGAAGGTTGAAACGCCAAGGATGTTGGGGATTGTGGCAGTGCTAATTGTGGCTGTAGAAATTGTAGCCGTACCAGCTGATAGCGTGCCAATAGTTGCCGTACCAGTAGAGGCGGTAATGTTTGTTCCAAAGGTCGCTGGGCCAGATGCGAACAGCGTACCAATCGTAGCCGTACCAGTTGACGCTGTAAGGCTTGACCCAAAAGTAACATCACCAGTAAGGATTGAGTCTCCAGTAACCGAGAAAGATCCAGTGCTACTTACGCCAGTAGTAGAGAGAGATAGCGCGGAAGAGGTGTCGTCTCCATCGGTAACGACCTGCAAAGAGCCACTAAGCCCACCAGTTGTGAAGGTCTTTAGAAGCTGTGCAAAGCTACTACTAATGGTCTGTGTTCCAAGTGTGGGCATTTAGTCTCCTAGTTAGAAAGGCGGTTTTTAAGGACATCCCAGGCCATTGAGCAAGCAAGCCCTATCAGCCCAGCTACAGCCAGAACCTTGGTCCGAAGGTGTTCTAGCGCACCTAATCTATTAGCAACATCTCCGTGAAAAGCAAGTGACCTTTCTATCATTGAGATCAGCGTCATCTGGCGTTCTTCCATCCTGGCAAGTCGCTCTGATACGTTGGCAACCTTGTCCCTAAGATCAGCAACTTCATCAAGACTCACGACCCTTACCCTCCAAGTATCTTAGTGAAACCGCAAGATGGACAACGGCATCCACAACCTCGTCCCGATCCCGACCTTCCTCGACAATCCGCTTGATGCTTCTGTTTACAGAGAGGAGATGCTTTACCTTTCCAATGTACTTGGTCTCCTTGACCATGTTGTTGTTCTCCACGGCAAACTTTAACGCCTCCTTGAAACAGGCGTATTCCTGCCCCGTCATTAAGAAACGCAAACTCAAATTGGTCAGCCACATGGCGATGCGCTTCATTTGACATTACCAGCGTCCGCGGCTGCTCCCATGGTTGGTACGTTGGGATATTTTGTGTGGGGCATAGCATTGTTATCCACTGGCTTTGGCGAGCAGGAGCAGAGCAAGAGGGCGAGGAGGAGGAGGGGCATTAGGCTATTCTGGTGTAAATAATATGACACCCACCACCAGCCGCTACATCGGTAGCACCAGCGGGAAATGGGTTTGGCAAGCTTCCAGCAGACTGCGAGCCAATTCTAAAAAAAGAACCAGTTTGAAAATTTGTATTTGCAGAGGTTATCGGAGCATTTGAATTTATGTATGATGAATGTTGGCGTACAACTGGGGCAGACCCAACAACAGTATCCGCCAAATATGCCAACCAATAAAATCCCTCTGTAAGTGATTGCGAAATTGTTATCTCTCGATTCCCAGTTGCAGAAACCGAAACTGTGCCAGCGTCTAAAAGTAGTTGCCCAGGATAGCAAGCCGTAAGGGAAGGATAATAAATTCCTAAACGCCCCAAAGACCCAGCCCCACCAGCAGAAGTAACTATACACCCAATTCTGTCTATGTTGATAGTTGGGAAATAAATTGGATAGGCAACAAGATTTCCAACATTAGCATTTCCAGTAGTTGTTCCTATGATTGGTAGTGTGTAATAATGACCTGCCTCATATTTATTTAACGCTAAAGTAGGCGTGAATGTTTTAGCTTTTGTAAGAGGCATCGCCTACTCCTAGCTGACTTCCGTCACGCGGGCGGTGCCAGCGGTGGCGAAGATGCCACCAATCAATCCAGTGTAGTTAAAAGGGACTTCATAGTAGTCTCCAGCACTTAGCCTTACTGTGAAAGCTGTTGTGCTTGCTGTGGCTGTGCCTAGCATAACGTGGAGGTTGCCTGGGCCAGAATTGAAGATTGTGCATCCCAGCCTGCCAGTGCTTGCCGTTGCAATCGTGCCGTAGCTGGTGGAGGTGAAGTCGGTAGGGCCAGTTCCGCCAGTTGTGGCATTGGGGATGCGCACACCATCGGCAACGTCAGCCTGGAGCGTTGTAACCAACGCCTCTAACTCGGTTAGGTTGGCGTTAATCGATAAGCCAGTTCCGCCAGAAAGCGGTCCTAAACTCTCAATAATCGTGTTCCATTGGCGGCCCATATATTTGTCCTTTTTAGTTTAACACGCTAGGTGGGGTTTACAAGATGCTGGTTTTACGGCAATCCTAGCCCTTGACCGAGGGTGGTTTTGTAGAGGGTGTAAAAAGATGAATGCTGGCTTTCGGTTATTTCCACGGAAAAAATAGCGTTAAATGCGCCTGTCATGTTTGTTGAATTACCATAAAGCTGATTCACTGTAATTGTTCCAGTTGGATTATATGTATCAAGTCCAGTCCTATTTCCGCTTATTGCTGTTGCACCATTTATACAAACCCTGTCGTTTGATGCGCCAAATGATCCAGAAAAACACTCAAATGAGGTTAAATTTATTGATCGACTATCAGATCCGTTTTGAGAGTTTATCAGATTTCTTGTTAATGTTAAAACTGGCCCAGCAACACCGAACCCAGTTTGGCCGTTAAATCTTAATATAAAATATGATCCACTAACGAGTCCGCTAGTAAACTCTATAAGCACTTGGTTAAAGGAATTGCTTGGGCTTAATTTACAACAAAATCCAGACCTAATTGTATTTCCTAAAGAGTTTGATACAGATATTAGTTTATTTGTTGCATTAAAAATAATACCATTCGTTCCCCAGCTTGGGCTATTTACTAAAGTCCCATTGTAAGTCCCAAGCCCACCCAAGCTGTACGCAGTCGTTCCAGTTCCAGCGTTTTGAGTGGAGCGTAGAGGCCAGCAGGCCATATTATTGTAAAGACCAAGATTCTTAATGCCCTTAACAAACGCATTGATTTGAGACTTTGCAGTTGCATCTGTCACGCCTGCTCTTGAGAAGTAGTTTATGGCATCTCTGTCATAAACTGCTGCTTTCGAGTTATTCGGAGACAGCACTAATGCGTTTTGTGGCATATAATTAAAATGCAATCAACCGCCAGGGATTGAACCGTGGCGGTATGATTACTTGAATCATTAACCAGCTATATAACCAATTACAGTGCCAGTTCCAGCCGTGTAGCTGTTAAACTCACCGTAAATAATGTTCCCAGCACCAATCGTAATGCCAGTTAGCGTACCATCATATCTTCCGCTAATTGCGCTAAACGTGGTATCTGAGAGCATCTGAATGGCCCAATAGCCAGCAGGGGCTGTTCCTTGCGTCCCTACGGAGAATCCGTATTGAGCCTGGAATTTATCTAATGCGCGAGACATTAGCTATGTAGCGCGATGCGGTAGCTCGTGCCGTTAAGAGTCACGTTCAAGGACGCAGGGGCTGTTGCAACTGTGTTAACAGTGCCACCGCTGGAGCTTGCCGTAAACTCAATTACGTTCTCGAAGGGCGTGCTCACGATTCTTACAGTCTTATTCTTAGCCTTGATCGGGCTGCGAAATAACTCATTTGACATATTATTTTCTCCTTAAAGCAACACGTTTGATACTATCTGGCGTGTACTTACTTTTGAACCTACTGCCAAGCTTTTGTTCCTGGCGATAGTACCCCTTCATTAAGTTTGTTTGATTGACTCCCAGCGGGTTGTCGAGGGGTTCGCCAACCCCCACTAGGCTCAATCTTTGAGGGACGGTGAATCGTTTAAGGTAACGAGGGACAGAATCCCTTTCGGCCACAGCCTTTTCCAGTTCGACAACTTTCCCATTTCTGGTGTCCTCGTACTGGTAAACAGGCATTAGCTATAGTTTTCCTTATCCGACTCCTCGGCCATCTTCATCATACGGTCTTCTTCGGACTCTTCGGGTACAGCGGATTCTTCTTCAGATGCTTCAGCCATAGCGTTGTTTACACGCACCATAGCCACGCCACCTTCGATTTTCTCCACTACACCTTCCAGTTCCACCATGTCTCCAGCTTCTGGTGTGGCGTTTTCTTCGCCTTCACCTAGCTCAAACATAGAGATCGGCAATTTAACCAATCCTTCTTTCATAGCTGGTTTCTCCTTGGTGGAAGAAGCTGGGGAGGTTTTACCCTCCCCAGCTTTCCGAGGACCCATACCAATGACTAGCATGGTTCCCATTTAATTATTAGCTGTAGTTGGACTTCGCAACGATAACTCGGAAGAACCGAGGATCGAGTTGCTTGGCCGCGTAGAACGTCTTGAAGGACGCAACAACGCGCTGTCCATAAGGATCGCTCTTATCAGCAGCATCAAGGATCGTGACCTTCGGAGCGAAGGGCGAGCCAGAGGCGGCCAATGAGGACAAGCTAGGAACACCAAACGCGCCACCACCGAGGAGGACGTTGGCATAACCAGTGTTAACACCAGTTGTTCCTACGCTGTTTTCAGCGATACCAGAGGCGGAGGTATTGAAGGTCTGAACGTTGGTCGAAGAGATGACCGACACGCCAAACAATTTACCAGTCTCACCTTTGAAGATTTGGTCGGGGGCCGAGTAGCTCGACACCTTCAACCAATCATCGTCCTGCTGCAAGTCACGGATAACGGCAGG